CTCCTGAGTTAAAGGCTATTTATAGCTGTTCTTAGGGGTTAGATCAACCCAAAACAAAGGTAAGACATGACAATTGAATATGAACTAGAGGAGTTGAGGGGTATGCCCGTAAACGCTGAGATCAAAGCCACCGTGGTTACAGAAAATTATGGGGCCGATCTTGACGGCGGTCGGGGCGAGCATCGTAGATTTTTAGAGGACGTAAAGCTTTCAATCTTTGATCTACGTAAAAATGACATAACCTTAAATTTGATGACAAAGCATAAAAATATCTATTTAGAGTTAAAAAAAGACGCTGAAAAGCAATACCTGGGGGAATAAATGAAAATAACAATAGATGACACTTTAGAGTTTATACATGATGCAAGCCAATTCTACGATCTAGATCTTTGTGTCCCTGAAAAAAGTTTCGCTGTAGGCTTTGATATAGAAGATTTAAAAAAATTGCGAGATCATTTAACCAATTTTTTAGAGAAAAAAATGGACCAAAACAAGGGTAAATAGTATGATTAAAAACAATTTATTTTTTAAGCATTATATCAATGCGCTCACCTCAGAATCGCTATTATCGCTCAAAGATAAGTTCGGTTGGAAAGGTTACGGTCGATACTGGGCATTTCTAGAATTGCTGTATCAGCACCGAGATGGAGAGGCTCAGGTCGTCTCTATTAGGAGTAAGGAAATTTTTCTAACACTTGGTTTTCGATCGTTCGCCGAACAGTCGTCGTTCTTAGGCTCTATGGTTGGCCTGAGGTTGATAAACAGTTGCCAACCTCAGGACAATTGGTTGACGATAGATGCTCCTATCTTATTGGAATTACAGGCTCGAAATTTTAAAAAAGCAAAATCTCAACGCGAAAAAGTGTCTCTAAAGAAAGAAAGAAGTAAAGAAGTAAAGAAAGAAAGAACAAAAAAGGAAACTAAAGTTTCTAAAAAAGTTGATTTGAAATTTGATAAAAAATCACATTTTGACGAGTTTTATGCGGTGTACCCTAAAAAATCTGGCGAAAAACACGCGAAAACAGTCTTTAATCGGACCGTGAAATGCCAAAATACTTACGAGGTTTTGCTACAATCGCTTGAAAATTATTGTGAGTACGTTTGCCTACAAAAGCAAATTTTGAAGTACACAAGAGGTCCTACGAGCTTCATTGAGAATTATAAAGACTACATTTCAGTAGATTGGATTGAGCAAGCCTTAGAGCCTTTGAGGGCTCGAAATTCAGATATATATAAGGACAGTTTTGATTTTATTGATGTCTCTGAAAGCCCTAGATTAGACTATGACAATAACGAACAGTCTTTGATGTTTAGCGACATAGAAAAACGCCCGGAAAATTCCCCGAGCAAAACCATAGAATTAAGAATTGTTAAGATCAAAGAATACGTCAGTAAAATTGTGGATAACTGGAAAAAAGGGTATGTACCTGAGGACAATACTCGTGGTAAGACAAATAATCAGTACATGACTGCGGCTGAGCGACGAGCTGCAAATAATAAACGCAGTTTTAACGAGGTTACGGAAATAATGAAAAGGGGTCGAATGTGAAAAAAAATAAGGGCTTATGGATATTGAGAGAAATTGACTACACGAATATTTGCCAACCCATTTATTTGAATACCGAGCCTGGGGAAAATAATATTAAAAAATATATTCAAGTTATTGAAAAAGAAAAATACGACAGAGCTATTAAATTAATGAAAAGCTTGCAGTTTGGTATTGACGATATTGACGCCTGGGAAAGGTCTAAAAAAGTTCTAAAGGAATTAGGCGAGTATGAGCAGCGATAAGCTACAAGAGACATTCAAGCGCATGATGTACACAATGGCTGGAGTTTATCGCTATGAAATGACCAGCGAGCTATTTGCTACGTATTTCCGGGTTAATTTTAAAAGCATCAAAAGTGAGGCTCATTGCTATGAGGTTTACAATAAAATTGTCGAGGACCCTGAAATTAAGTTTATGCCCTTACCGGCTGAGCTTAAAAAGAGGTTTGAGGGCGGCATATCAGCCCGCTCAGAGGCCCAGGCTATGATTGGAAACATCAATGTAGCTATTGGAAAATATGGCTACATGCAAGGCCCTGAGGCTCGTAAGGTGCTAGGCGAAGTGGCCTGGAAACTAATTTGTCAAAAGGGTGGCTGGCGTAGAATATGCGAAACGGCTAACTTTTCTGATACTAGCTACAATGCTCAATTTAGAGACTTAGCTCAGGCGTTGCTAGAACAGGTAAAAACAGGACAAATTATAATTCAAAACTTTGAACAGCTTGAGGCCAGAAAAAAGGCTGAAACTGAGATGTTGCTGGGAATTAATAACGTAATTGAGGGGGTATTTGATGACTCAAAAAAATAATGACGATTTTAAAGAGCTTAAATTAAATCACGAAAAAGTAATGGAATTTACAAAATATAATGCGGCTATTCGGACGCTACAAAAACTTAATAAGATGAATTTAATGCGACAGCACGAGGCTGAAAAGGCTCAGGAGTTAATTAATAATACATTACACCGCTTAGGCGTGAGGGGTAACCCTGAGGCTGGCATTGCACTTGAAAAAGCTGGAGTTTCCCCCGAGAGTGTAGCTAATAATTTGAGTTATAAAAATTGGCCTCAAGTAAAATACAAAATTGAACTAACAAATGGCAACGTAGGCTCAACCGATTGCGGGAATGTACTTCATACCAATTCAATCGACGGCTACAAAATATGTGAGCGTTTTGAAAACTATCCTAGAGCTGTTTATTTTTACTGTTTTGGCGAAACACACCGGACTAGATTAGATTATTTTAAAAGAGATTATTTAGATAAAATTAACTTGAAATAAGGGGGTAACTATCAATAAAGCAATAATTAGCGGGAATTTAGGTCAAGACGCCGAGCTAAAAACAGTTGGACAGACTACAGTGTTAAATTTTTCTGTATGCTCTAAAGACAAATACAAAAACAACAATGACGAATGGGTTGAACGCTCTGAGTGGCACAATTGCGTTATGTGGGGCAAGCGTGGCGAGGCCTTGCACAAATACCTTAAAAAGGGCTCTAAGTGCTTTATAGAGGGTCAAATACGTACAAGGTCATGGGAAAAAGACGGCGTTAAGAAGTATGCGACAGAGATTAATGTTTTAGATATTGATATTGATATACCTAAGCAACAGTCATATACAGATGAGCGTGTACCAAGACAACAGACTTTTGAACACGCGCCTAGCAGCTCACCGGCTTTTTAGTTTGTTACATATTAAAGAGTCAGCCCAGAAAATATATGATTGGCAACGTCAACCGAGCGTTGTCACCTTTCATTCACTCCTGTTTGCCGCCCTCGACGTTTCCACGGTTGAGCAACGTAGGTGCATTGCCTTTGGCTTTATGTACGAGGTCCGTGCGTTTGAGGAGTGGTGTCAATACAGGTCACGCCTAAGAGAAAACGAGTTTTACGTAAAATACAGCGTCCGAAAATAAATCTTATTAAACATTGTATGTTTATGAGACTGCCTATTTACTTTACTAAATATACAATGTATATTTTATATAGCAAAGGCGGTACTTAATGAATAAAAAATATAATGTAGGAATAATTTTAAAAGAACCAAACAAATGTAACTGTTGTGGACATGTTTTTACTAGAGTAAAGGCTTACAAAGACATTGCGGGCTTTTTCTGGTTTGACTGCTTGTGTAAAGCTACGATGTTTTTAAAGCCTGATCGCGTACAGTATTGCGCAGAACTTAAAGGCCGTGAGGTCGCTTGACATATAAAATATATTTACATACAAGCCATGTTTACTACAGGGCCGGGGAGGGTCTTTAATTATGTACGAAATAAATGAATACCTATTAAATTGCAGGTTAAAAGCTGACCTATCACAATTAGAATTAAGTCAGGCGCTTGGTTATTCATCGCCTCAGTTCATATCTAATGTTGAGAGGAAAAGATGCTATCCGTCTTTAATGCACCTAAATCTTTGGGCTAAATTCGTTGGGGCCGACCCTGTAACATGCGCACAACTTTTGTTAGCGGTTCATAAGAAAATGATCATTGATAAAACTGGAATAAAATTTTAAAGGAAAAAATATGTTTAATATAAAAGATGTTAAAAGCTACGCAGCAAGCCTTGGAATTAAAGAGGCTGTTTCACACTATCACAGGTGCGAGGGTTATTTGAGCGCAATTGATGACTATGGTATTTGGAAAAACGGGAAACAAGTAATTGGCTGTATGGAAAAGCCAGTTTCGGAAATTTCTAAAAATATAAGACTCCACATGGCGGAGTATCTTAAAGTAATTACAAAGCATCATAACTTAAAATGAAAGGATTAATTATTTCCCTTGGCTTTTTACTTATGATTTTTTGCTTTTGTGTGAACGCATATTTTATTAGGGAATTAAAGATTACAAATAAAGTTTTAATAGATGAAATAAAGCAAGTTACAAAGGAAAATAACGAGCTTATTCGATTATACCAAGAGATGTACGGAGCATGGGAATATCTTGACGAAAAATTTGAGTTGAACAAAGAATATATAAAATAGGCGTACCATGTTGATACCTGCTATTTACATATATAATACTTGTTACCTTTCGGTTGCTTGCGAAACTACTGGCCACAAAGAACACACCCAAGAGGCTTGTACTACAACAAAAATACAATGGGACAATGTTATTATTGGTGGTTCAATTTCAGAGGGCCACCCAGGCCTACATGGCTTTTCTCATGGTCAGTGTGACAATAAGCCGGGCCAACTATCTTATTCCATTGAGCAAAGATACGGCGACACTCTAAACATGGGGATTGGTGGCCAGAGCTGTCGTGAAATATTAAATAGATTTTCAACATCTGTACTAATATTCAAGCCTAAAAGGGTGTTTATGAATTGTGGTCACAACAAATTAAGCAATGATGTTTTGAGCGTTTACGACGAGGTTATAAGACTTGCTGAGGAAAACAATTTTGAATTACATATACTTAATATCTCAAAAGACTATAGAAAACCTGGAAACACATCTTATATAAAAGAGCTTAACAGAGAAATAAGCAACTTTGCGTCTGAAAATGTAAAGATTTATGACACGTTTACATGGTCTGAAAACAACGAACATTTACTACCTGACGGCTTGCACCCGTCAAAAGAGGGTTACGAAAAATTGGCTAATGAAACTATAAATCTTTAATGTAGGGGGGTTATATTTTGGCTAGAATTACAAGCATAGAGGTTTACAATCAAATAAAAGACGAGGGCCTTTTAAGCGAGCGACGCCTTGAGATATATAAAATTGTCTACAATAACGGCCCTATGACTGCGACAGAGGCTCATGTAAAGTGTGGCCTTGCCAACATCAAGGGTTATAGAAATAATGCCAATGCTAGGCTCCTGGAGCTGCGAGAGCTAGGAGTTGTAAAAGAGCGTGGCACTGGTATTTGCTCTCAAACTGGCCGCAAAGTAATACGCTGGGAAACTACTGACAAATTGCCCTATAAATTAACCCCACTGCAAAAACTTAAAAGACAGTTAAAACAAGCTGAGGCTAAGGTAAGAAAAATTAAAAAGAAAATCGCAATGCACCAATACAGAAAAGAGCATAAGGGCCAATTAGATTTATTTGATGACGAATACTAAGGAGTTAAGAGCAGCAAAAAAACATATAAACAATGCACTACAAATTATTTGTAAGACAAAGATAACTAATAGACAGCATTGCAATCATTACTTAAGCATTGTTATGGACAGAAAATTTAGAATGTCGGACTTGAAAACTTTAGAGGAGTGTCGGACAGTATATAAGCATATTTTAAAATACAAAAAAAGCTTATGGGGGCAAAAATGAAACATCAAGTTAACATTATGAAAGTAGTTTACCAGAGACTAAAAGAGGGCACTCAAACATTTGTGGCCGTGGACAACAGTGATTTTGGTTTTCAGAAATACGACGAATTAGTTTTAAAAAATGGAGACGAACCAAACATGCAATTTACAGTCGGCGACATATTAATCGTTGAGGAAAACATTGCAATTATTTCATTAGTGAATTTTGAAGATGATTAATAGAAATTGCTCTTATTGCTTTGAAAAGCTTAAAACTAAAAAGCAAGTAAAGTTTTGTAGCATTATTTGCAAGAGCGGGTATTACAATGCAATTAAAGCCACTTTTTATAAAAAGACAATTGGCGCAGCCGAGGAAATGGCAGAGTGCTTAAATTGGTATTTAACTAATTGTGAGGGTTGCTCTAGTGAATATGCACAAAGAGTTTTAACTTCTTATTATAAGTTATCTAATAATTTTAAGACAAAAAATATAAATTACGGCGACATGAGAACTATAAAAAATGAAGTGGAGTGAGCGAAGTGAAGAGTACAAAGAGCGGCGAAAGCAAAGAGTTAAGCAGCGCCGCTTAGAGATGAGTGAAGAGGAGCTTGAAAGGCTTAGGGGAATGGAGCGAGCGAAAGCTCAAAAACAAAGGGACAAAAACCGTGAGAAAATCAACGAAAGGAATAGGCAAAGGTACCAAAAAAACAAAAAGCATGAGTATGCAAAAATTAGAGCCGGGCGCATCAAACGTAACCCTGCCTACGGACTACATACCCTCGTCAAAGAATTTGAGTGCGGGCGCGTTTCGGTCGATGAATTTATTAGACAGTACGATGAGCGAATTGCACTCCTACATGCGGGGAATGTTTAAGGACATTCCAGAGCCGAGCATAAAAGCTTTTGATATTGACCGGGTACAAACAGCCGCATTGGTTGCCAGGTCTATAAATGAGTTAATGAAAACCAAAGTTGAGACTATAAAAGTTGCAAAAGAGATCATAGACGATGAACCTAAAGATATTTAGTTGTATGTTATTATTTTTAATAACCTCGTGCGCGTCAGAGCCTACATACTACGAGTGTATACGTTTTGAATACGGGAAAACTTTTTGTGAGAGGTATAAATGAATAGTACAGCAAAAGCATTAAGGCTTGCGAAAATAGCTCACAAAGGACAAGTAAGAAAATATACTGGCGAGCCTTATATAAACCACCCCATAAATGTAGCTAGAATTTTACAGTCAACTTGCTTAAATTATAACTCGGATATGATTGCAGCGGCTTATTTGCATGATACAGTAGAGGACACCGAGGTAACTTTGACTGATATTGAAATGTTTATTTCAACCTGGGTTTCAGAGCTGGTTTATTGGCTTACCGATGTTTCAAGGCCAGAGCATGGCAACAGAGCAACTAGAAAACAAATAGACAGACGGCATATTGCCAAAGCTCCTGTTGATGCAAAGAATATAAAATTGTGCGATCTTATAGACAACAGTGACTCAATAATCAAATATGATAAAGACTTTGCGAAAGTATATTTGCGAGAAAAGCTATTGCTGCTTGATGTTTTAGAGGACGCTGACTCAAGGCTTTGGAGCGAGGCAAAAAAAATTGTAGATGAGAATATTAATTTAATAAAATAATAAAGGTTGCGATGAATAAAGTCTTAGGAAAAATATCTAAAATAAAGTTTGGAAACATTGGTTATCAGGGTGGACAATTTGGACTAATGTTAATACTAGAGAGTGATCAGGGTCATGTTACGGCTGAGATTGCTGGCGGTTGGATTTTTGAGCGCAGTGACGGCGCAAAGTGGACAGAGTCCGACAGAATAGTTGCTCACGGCGAAATGGCTGTAAAAGTTATGAAAATAATGCGAGATGCAAACATAAACAATATTAATGATCTTGTCGGCAAGCCTGTTGAAATTACATTTAACGGAATGACCTTGCAAGATTGGCGAATTTTAACAGAGGTTATTTAACAAAAGGAAATAATATGTATGAAATGGCGAAACTAGAGGAGCATCCGAAACTACAAGAGCTTTACGAGCAATTACAGTTCACGGAAAGGAAAGTTGAAAACAAAGTAAAAAAACTTCAAGAGGAAACTAACAAAGACTTTAAGGCAATATGGGACGATGTGGAAAGTTATGTTATGAAAAACAAGCTATACCGAGGTGATTACAACAAAGAGACATCACAAATTAGCTTTAATGACAAATACAAAACATTAGTTTACAGGGGCGAAGTTACAGACAGTCCTTTTAATTTTATAATAGACGGAATGAAAAAATAACAAGAGAGGCAACAATGGGACCAGAGAAAATTAAAGACGAGAAAAAAGCAGAGCAAATGCTAAGCGAGCTTTCTCGCGAGGCTAAGAAAAAAGAAAAAGAGGAAAAGAAAAGGGCGGCGCAAAGCAAGCAACAAAAACTTATAAATAAGAAAAAAGCTCTTAAGGCTGAGGCCATAGCTAAGGCTGACGAGCGCTACAGGTTAAATCAAATAATAACATTAACTAAGAGGCTAGACGAGCTTAAGGCTAAACAGGCTTTTGTTGAATACCAACGTGAGGCTCAAGCCAAGTTAATGCAAGAGAAAAAGGAAAAAGAAAATGGACAACACACAATTTAAGATTATGAAATACTTTTCATTCGATCATTTGCCGAAAAAATTACAAGACGTGTCTCAGCCCTTTGCAAAGTTAGCGTTAGTGGTTTCGGAGCTTGAGGGTTGCCCGGCTGAAAAGACGGTTGCCCTAAGGAAATTACTAGAGGCAAAAGACGCGGCTGTTAGATCATTAGTTAATTAAACCTTGATCGGTAGCGTGATAGATGTGGTGTTCTCTTTTAAGGGACGTAAAGTTATACTTATCCACTGGACGCACCTAAGTAACGTAGCAAGGCTCTAGAGCTACAAACCGCTAGTGAGGGTTGGTTCTCACACCAAAGGCACGTACTATTTAACGATAGTTCTACTTAAAGGAGCACAGCAAGTAGCGAGGCTGGCCGATCATTTATTTTTATTGCCCACCTATCGGCAGCCGTAAAGTCGGCCTTGTAAATTTAGGGGTTATTGCTCACTGGCCAAGAGACTTGCCCTGCAAAGAGTTACGCCCGTTTTGATAGCCTGAGTTGTACGTGACAACCCGAACTGTCTATGAGTGTCGATGACGATAAGAACACTGACAGCCCGGAGAGACGGGCACTTTTATTTTTTACGGGGGTGTAATATTAAAAAAAATATAATTAGCGAAGAGCTAGAAAATAGATTAAATAAATTAATAGCTGAGCATCGACTTAATTTATCTGATATTTTCGATATAGGCGGGCTCGGCAAAATGGAAATTACTTATATACATGACAACAAAAATTCGCCAAGAGATTTAGTAAAAATATCGCTACATAAAAGCCAATACTATTTTATGCAACAAGGGGAAAAGCTTGTCGAAATTAAAGAGTGATTTTTGCGACAGTTGCGGCACTAGAAATATGGTTAAAACCATGACTTACATAGAGTTTTACGACAAAGAAAACAACGAAAGCGGGGTTGTTGTTTGCTATAAATGCAAAGACCTGTACCTTAAAGAGATAGTCGAAAAGGGCTATGAATATAAACTGTCAAAACCATAGGAGCGCATTTGCTGACATTTAACCAATTCCCTATGTCACCGTCAGCAAATGCGATCTATAAAATTGTTAAAAACAGAAAAGTTTCATCAAAAAAATTAAAAGACTTTGAGGGCCGCTGTCAGATGTGGTCATTCACAAACCGTAATGAAATTGTGGCCGCTAGAAAAATCATGCGAGATGAAAAAAAGCGCAACCTGTTTGCGTTTAAATACGAGTTTTGTTTTCACTTTAAATCAGTTTTTTGTATCGGAAAAGATAACTACGGCGACCCTAAAAAAATGGACGTATCAAATAGAATAAAAGCCGCTGAGGACAATATTTGTCGGCTCTTGGCAATAGATGACAAACAAATAATGAAAATACAGGCTGAAAAAATAATCATAGTTGACGAAATGCCCGAGCATATTAATATCTCTATTGAGAGCTACGAATATGACCGGGGGAAATATGGAAAAAAATAACGCAAAAGTCTTAGGCGAAAACAATTTATTTCAAATAATAAACAAACTGAAAAAAGAGGAAAAAGCCACGCTTAAGGGAATTACTGACCAGGCTGTAAAACCACTATATGACGACCCTAGAATACCTAACGAGACTCTAAATAAGGCTAAAGACATAATGTTTATATCTGTTTGCAGTGCTTATGTTTATGGCAATAAAAGAGTTTTTGAAGAGTTAGAAAAACTCAAGTAACATATTGAACAGGTATCGCAGCCTACTAGCGGCTTTGGTGTAATTGGTTTTCGCACAATTGCTTTTATAGCAATAGATACGGGTTCAAGTCCCGTGGGCCGCTCCTTACCTAAGTATTTAATAGAGTAAACCTATTTGTAAAATCTTAAATAGTCTGTCATCCTTTTTGTAGGGAATTGCGAGCTATAGACGCATAGGGGCCTATTTTTTTGCCGGGCCCCGTCCCGACTTACTTGAGGTTATTTATGTCTGATAAAAATGAGCTAGTCGAAATAAAAGTCTATGACATTCATGTAATACCAGAAAACGATTGTGAAAAACACAAAGAGAGAGCCGATTGCTTTTGTGAGCCCTACTGGGAACCAAACAACAAAAGAGCCTTTGAAAACGGTCACGCAAGTAAACGCGTAATCGTTCATAAATTGATTTTTACTGAATTACATTAATCGTCATGGACGACGGACTTAAGGGCTAAGGACGGCCCTGTTTTTTAGCAACCCTCAACCGTTAGACAATCATTAAATTTAATAATTCTAGTCTCGGTGCCAATATCTATTTTTACTTTAAAGTCTTGATCTTTAGCTTTTCTCATTGCATTTGTGTCGGTGTCGGTAAGACTTGCTTGAATTTTTCCAGCGGCTGGGCTGACAATTGAAACCTCTGAAAGCGACGAAAGCTTTATTAACTCCGTGCCGTCAGCAAGCGGGAAAATCATTGCAATTTCTGTAACGCCGCTTAAATCAAAAGGCTCACACTCGCCCTTAAATAAAGTTATTTTTACGAGCCTGTCCTCGCCTTGAATAATATGTAATTTCTTTTTCAACAACTCACTCAATGGCTTAATGCTCATTTATAACCCCTATTAGTTCAACGCCGTCATCAAGTAAGCCAAACAACTCGTCAGAGTCATCTAGGCGACCAAACAAGTCAGACGGATTGTTGTCGATACTTGATATTTTTCGTACATCATTTTGTGGGTCAAATGACTCAACAAAATAGCCCTCACCGACGTGTAAAAGCTCGATAAGGTTATTGCTTACCGGCAACCCAAACTCGTCTCTAAGGCGTACAAACACGCGCTTAGGCATAGTGTCCGTGCCGTCTGTTAATTGAAACTCTAAATGTAGTAATTCGCCAGGTATGCGCTTTAATAGTCCCATGTCAAAATATTAAAGGACTTTAGTTAGGACGCCCAAACTTGCTCACTGCGAAGTAGAAAACGTGACTCATGCCCCTTAGGTACTGTCGCTTAAAAAAGCTGTCCTGGGCTTGCCAGGCGGTCTTAAGATTGCGTTTAAATGTCTTGTTGCCCTCAATAAAGAGTTTGTCGGTATTTTTACCCCAGTCAATGTCGTGAATAATGGCGGCTCGGTCAAATGCACCGAAAGTCATTTGACTTAAAGCCTTACGTTTCCACTCAGGCCAATTTTTTGGCCCTATTGGATAAGCGTCACCCATTAGATAACACCCGTTAATTGAAAAAGTATAGATTGTTTTGTGGTTAGGCCGTTGGGAAAATTAGGGTCTGTCCCAGGTGGCTTCACCCACTTAGAAAGTAAATCTAAAATAACAGTGTCAGTTTCATTGTTTATATAGTCCTCTAATTCCGTGCTTAAATAATTTCTATTTCTGTACTTAAAAACCTGGTCTGAATAATGATCTAATAAGTCCTCTATTGCCTCTGACACTTCAATAAAATTACTCTTATAAGGCTCAGGCAATGTTGCGGATAAATTCAATAAGTTTTTAGCCGCTCGCTCTAAATAGTTCATTTGCCAGTTACGACAATATTTATTTATGTCGTCGATGTGATCGCTATTTTTATCTGGCGTAGTGTCTGTCACCAAAAGAACAGTATCGTCAGGGCGGTGATATATCATAAATCTGTCGTAGTCTTTTATCTCTCTAAGTCCGTTTTCAAAAGTATAATTATAAACCTCTCGAATAACTTCAAAAGACGGGTTTTGCATATCAATATATGGTTGATAAATTCTACTTCCTCTAGATCTCACCCATTGCTTTTTTCTCATGCCAGGCAAGAAATTTGCATTTATAAATTTTAACTCTTCAATGTCATATTCATTTTCTAAATCAACCATAATTAAACGCCCCACTCTTCAATAATTAAAAGGCCCCTATGAAAGGCGGCCTCTTGGTTTGTAAAATTGGCGCATCTAAATTGAATACGCACTCTTAGATTGCCCGCTGGTATATTAACTAATAAATCTTTAAAGTTAACATCATGTGTTTGGTCCGTCCCTGTATTTCGGTTGATTCCATTAGTATCAGGGTAAACTACACCTGTCCCGGCGGCGTCTTTTCCCTCGCGTCTACATATTTCAATATCAGTGTCTACAACTCCATATTGATAGTTAATTTGCGCTTGAAAATCAGCACCAGTGCCGTTGATAGAATATTTTCCATCAAAACAAATTTTATAATTGCCCGCTCTTGGAATAACAAAAGTTTTATCTATGTATGCAAAATTAATAGTGGTTTGGTTTATAAGACCATCGCCGTTTATTCGCTTTGCAAAATCTTGATATTTAGGAATTACATTTATAGTAACGTCACCTGTGCCCTCTGCGGCACCAGTTTGAGTTATAGAAATTCTATTCCCGGCAATAATTTTAGTTATAACGGCCTGGCCAGGCGTTGTGACGTTTAAATCACTTCGCCCAACCGAGTCGTCTTTAATGTCGTCGCCAGTTACTGACTCGTCTTTTATTTGCTCGCCACGTATTCGACCGCTCATAAAATACCCCCTCTGCTAGTTGTTAATAATTAATTACGCTTTTCTGTAATCAACAATTAGACAGTCGCCCGCCAAACTAGTTGGGTCAGTCAATGTAATAACTTGGTTTGTAGGACCTGAAACCGTATATTGTGACGGCTCGGCTCTAAGACCATTTAAGTAAACTTTTAATGTTGCAACCTGAGGCTCAAAAGCTAGGGTGCCAGTATCGTTATCGTTTGCGATTGGAATAACTTCGCCACAAACTTCGTCAGCTAATGCCGCAATCTTTTCATCTAAAACACGACCCTGATTGGCTGACAAAACATTCGTTATTGACGTGGACGTTAAGTTATCAACTACGTTTGCAGTTCTAACGATATCAACAGACTCAGTGTTATCAATTTTAAAAACATCGGCTAAAGTAAGTGCGCCGTCGGCCTTATCATTTAAGATAACAATTTCGTCACCGTTATTTACTGATAAAACACCGTCTGAAAGTGTTAGGTCGCCATTTGCTGTAATTTGAAAAACGTCACCAGACTTGTACTCGTTAACACCGTCAGCGTAAGCGTTGCCAGTTGAGTTTGCTGTTAAATCAGCGGGCGCAGCGATAGGACCTCTTAAGGTTTTAACTCCAGTTAAAGCAGCAATAGCAGCACTTAACTGAGCTACGTTTACGGCATCGTTTGCATTAACACCGGCAATTAAACCAGTGATAGTTGCGTCGTTGTTTCCGTTTGTTAAGTTTAAATTGGCACCGGCTAAAAAATCTAAAACCAGCTTTTCGCGTGTTATAGTGTTATCTTTAATTTGTGCATTTCTAATTTGACTAATTCCCATTGTATTCCCCTGTTTTTATGGTTTAAAAAATCGTTTATTAATTACTTTATTAATGTCTACGTGAACCCAGTCTGAGCCGGGCAAATTTTCCATTCTTATGCCCATTTCAACTAGATAAGGCTTTAACTTTGCTCTGATTTGATCGGCACTTAATGTTGTGCCTTTAAAGTCCAAGGCCTTGCCGTACATGTGGGCGCTGCGCTTTGAACCACCTATGAAAATGTTGTATTGCTTTGGTCTAAAAAAAGAAGTGAAAATTATTTTCTCGCCTAGAATTTCCTCGATCATGTCGACGACCATTCCAACTTCAAAAATATTATTTAAGGTACTTTTTCTTTTTGGAATTGCGTAGATATTCCACTCACGCAATAATAGGGCTTCGCTTAAAAAGGTCGAACTTTACGTTTTCGACTATGCTTTTAATCTCTGAAATGTTATCGGTTATGGATTGGCTCAGCTTTAAAAAATCACCGGCGATTGCCTTGCTGGCATTGCCCATTGCGGCCTTGTGTTCGACCATGTTTTCACTCATGTCATCAAGCCTAGTTTCAACTCGTGTCATTTGAATTTTCATTGGCTCAATTTTTGTCAAATTGTTGTCCACTTTTTTAAACTTTGTGGCGACGGCCTCAATGAAATTATTTTTTATTTCCTCTTGAGCTTTTCTCTCTTGTGTATAGAAATAGATCACTAATCCAATGACAGATGCAACGACCAAAAGAGCGTAGTCGCTCGCTAGAAAAGGTTTTAATAATTCAATCACGCTGTTAATCATGTTGTCCTTTTAAAAAAAAGAACCGACCCTTGGTAAAAAAAGGTCGGCCCCAAAGGAGTGGCTCAAGAGAGCCGTATCAATGAAATTTACTTAGCAGGTGATTTTATATCGGAATATTTTTGATAAAATTGTAATTATTTTTTATAAGACTTAGGTCTGTAGGCCCCCGCCCTTTTGAGTATCTCGGTTGATAGATAGGCGAGGGCTACAGTATTAATTTCCTTTACATTGCTTAACTTGGTAAGCTTTCCACTTCTTAAACTCTTCGCGAGATAAGCAAGCGTTTTTAAGTTGGCGACCGTCCTCTTTTAGAATGATGGCGCCTTTGTCATTTCTTACTTTTCTAAAAACCCAGTCAAAGTCACCCTTAACATGAGTCTTTGGTTTTGGCGACGAACAGCCAATTAATAATAAACTAAGAATTAGATATTTCATTTAGTAGCACCTCGTCGTCAGTATCAAAAGCCAAGTCTATTTTGTCGACGGCCTCTTTGATAGTTACCTTATCTAATTTGTCTTGCTCGCGTCTTTTATTTTCAGCCTCGATTTTGTCCACAATCTTTTCTATAATCCTGAGGACGCTAGGCAAGGCTGTAAATAAAGCGGCCAGGGCCTTAACCATTCGTCGGCTCTTCTTTGGTTGCGCTATTTGCTGGCCTTGGAGTATGAACGCCGTCAGGAGTTAAGACAGTGCCCTCTTTTTTCTTAACACTCCTAATGCCACAATAATCGTAAAGTTTTCTAACCAAAGACCCAACCCTTTCAAGTATTGTGTCGTCTGTTTTAGTCGGCGTTTTGCGCACAATAAACTCAGCGATAAAATATAATGTCGGCGTAATAATAGAGGCTGTTGTTAGCACTCCAATATAGTTAGCCTTTAACCATATATACCACTCTGTAATAAACTCCATAAAACCCCCCTACTGGTTTAAAAATGCGTTAATCTTATCTAATATCTCTTGTTTTTCTGAGGCGCTAACAGAGGTGCCCGCTTGAATTAAAGCAATCCTATCTCGTGCGGCCTTGATCGCGCCCGCGCTTAGGAGCCTATCAATTGCCTGAAACTCCTCAACAAAAGAACTAACTTGCTCAGAGCTTAGATTTTTACTGTCATTAATAAGATATACCTCAGCCTTTATAGACTTGCCAAAAGCAACAGCCTTATTAAAGGCCCTAACCTTGGCAGCTTTTACAGACTTTAGTACTTGATCGCTTTCATACTGTTGTTTGAGTGTTGGGTTTTCAACATAACTTTTTACAGTTTTCTTTGCATAACCCAAAAGCTTTGTACAGTAATACGACCAGCCAGGCATTGTTGTCATCTTAGTAAACATAACTGAGTCGCCAGTTTCGCAATAATCTTCAGCTAGCTTTGATGTTTTTTCGGCACAATCGCCAGCATCGGCACAAGCCACGGTGTTATATTTTTCTTTGTAAATTGGCTTTGACTCGTCATCAACTTCAATTGTTTTAACTTCATGGTAAGCCATATTCATTTTTGAAATATCGGCACAAAAATCAACAGACTCTTTTTCTAAACAAGCCGCTAGAGTTTTATAACCTTTAGTTGCCCCTTGTTTTTCAACGGGGAAAAAATAGCCCGCGCTCAATGAGCCGCAAGCAAAAATAATCATTAAAAATATTGTGTACTTCATTAGTGCCCCCTTTAAAGACCTATGCAATGAAAATCAAAACCAAAATCAGTGTTTGTGCCAGCACTAGACGACTCACAAACCGCCCTAACATCGGTTGGGTTAGACCCGCTCACTCCAGTTAAACAGTTAGCATTGTCACCGTTATTTATATCAACAACTCCAAACCTACAGCTTGCCCATGTTGAGAAATAACCAGGATTAAATGTAATTAAAGTTACCCCAACCCCTAAATCACTTAGGCTATCTACGCAACTTGTGTCGTTTGCTACAAATGGAGTGCCGCCACTATATTGAACCTTGCCAGCGCAAACCTTAATATTGTTTGCTCCTGTTGAAATTCTAGAGTTGAGCTGGGCCTGGCCGTCCGAAAATACCGGCATTGGTACAGACTGATTTACTGGTGTAATAATCCACTCTATTGTATTTCCACTTGGATCACCAAAGGCCTTAGCAAGAGTAGTTGTGCCACCACTAGTGGCGCCCTCAATTTCTAATTCAATGCCACTTGTCGAACTTAGACCTACAACCCCGCACATGTCACCCGCGAAAGTAGAGCCCGACGAAAAAGATGAATATGTAGACGCGACTTGTACGCCCGAAACATTAAGCCTTAAGTCAATCCTTGCTGTTGGAGACACCGCCTTGGGGTTAGCGCAAATTTTCCAATCACCAGCGAAAGGAAAATCTAAAACAAGGCCCGGCAATTTGTCGCCGCCAGTCTCCAGGCTTGAAACATTTTTAAAGCCAATATTTTTGGTTATATTAAAACCACAAGTTGCATCAGAGCTATAGGGACCAAAAGTCGCCCCCGACTTTGCAAAACCACAAGTGTTATCATGGTTAGCTGTTAACAGAGCGCCGCTAGTATATATAGTAATAGCCTCGCCCGAAATAACCTCTTCAAGCTGTACATTAGTTTCCAGCGAAGTACCGTCGCCATTTATTACATTGTTTGCAGCAAGGTCGCCAGTTGCCTCAAATGTTAAGGTTGTTGCCGCAGCAACAAAAGACCTAGAGCAAGATGTTCTTAAGGCGCCCTCGTCAAGAGTGCCGCCAGCTTGTCTTATTGTATATCCGACTTTACAAACCACGTTAGGCCCGTTTGTCCCCACTAGTGCTATGTTTGTCGGCTCATTAGATGTGGCTCTAGTATCAAAATATAAGTTAACTCTATATTTTCTGCCAACAACCAAATTATTAAAAGTAAGGTCTGTAACCGGGTTTGTTGGTGTTGTTATATTTGCGCTTAAAAACTTAGTTTCCGTTTTTAGTGCAAAGCTGCCACCTGAATTTAAGCCCGTGCCGATAAAACCATTGTCAATACTGAATGGTGACGAAATTGTAAATCCGTCAAGCCTTGCTTGTAAGCTAGTGCCAGGAGCCGTTGGGCAAGTAAAATAATATTGAAAAGTACGAGAGCCATCAGAGGTTGGCACGTTAATATTTTCATGTATTACTGTTGCCGTTTGATCTAATATATTCAGCCTTATATCACCCGAAGTATATTTGTAATCAAATGCAACCGAGCATGTTCGCCCCAAAATGCCGTCAGGCAATGGTACTAAAGCTGTCGCAAGAGTATTCCCAGGGGCTTGAACTGTCCACACAGCCGAGCCCTCGCCAAACATTGGCGTAGTTTCCTCTAGAACAAAGGTCCCGCCCGTATTTGTCCACTCAACTAGACCGGCCTCAAAGTCAAAATTTAATTCAGCAAGCAAGTTAACACCGCCGCCACCGCCGCCGCCTGAGCCGATCTTTTTAAAAGCCACTCCGTCGTTACTGTCACCTAACTTTACTTGGTTAGCAACGATGTTTAAGGCCTTGTTAAAATCAAAGTCTTTGTCAGTCATGTCGATTGTAATGGTCGGGTTGTTTGAGCCGTCGCCAGTATCAACAATAAATCTCTTAGAGTCTGTAGAACCTGAGTTACCAAACTGGAGTGTGTCAGTACCCCATTTTTGTGTCACACCACTGGCAAAAGCTAGTCCGGAAACTAACAATAAGCCGATTAAAATTTTATATCTGTTTTTCATTTTACACGTCTTCAATATTGTTAGTTGTCTTATTCAAAGTGCCGTCGTCCAACCTCTCCGTCTAAATATTTAAGCCATTCGTCAGTGCGGTAAAACAACCAATTCATAAACTCAAATGCTGGCTTTTCTGTAGCCACCCAACCAAGTGCTTTTTTGCCTGGCGTTGGCTCTTGAACCTTGGCCGCGTCGCCGTCAGTCCAATCTAAATGATTTACTGGTTTCATATTTGTGTCTCCTTAATAATGTCTATAATTCTATGACTCAACAAACGTGCCCCCCAAAACCGGGTCTTTGATTGAACCAAAGCCTAGCGTTGTGTCGTCAGGGCCGTCAAATGCGAACGGTATAGTAAGCGCATATAGCTCAGCCAGACAGCCGCCAAAACTCGGGTCGTTTGCAGAGCCAAAGCCCTCACCGTCGTTTTCTTTTCCCGCAAAAGAGAAATAACAATCTTTGTCCCAGACGCCCATGTAATCAACTCGAACGCCAGCCGGTACAACCGATTGTATTATTTGATATAAAAAATTAACTGTAATTGGATTAAGAAAACCGTCAGACATAAGCATTACGCCGCCTGGAAAGTGCTCTTGTAAATGTACTCTGGTTGCTTGTGTAATGGTTTTGAATACGCGAGTTACTTTTTCAGGCTCACCGTATGAAGTGTTTTGTCCAATCTTAACTAATAATAAAATACGATAAAACTCGTCTCCATTTCCTAGTCTTGGCTGGTCTACTATTTCGCCGATCTTATCAAGTTGAGCACCCTCAGCAATAATAATACTCTGAGCCCTTTTCAGCTCGAAAATAGAGTCCTCTAGGTCTTGAATTTGAACCACAAAAGACTGTAAAATGCCCGTCAATAAAGGCGAGCACTTATATTGCTGTATGAGCCTTTCAATAGACTGCTCAACATGATTTTCAATCTTAACTACATTCATAAAATAGTAACCTGTATTCTAGAGCTATCAATTTCTGCTAATTCATTGTCAGCTATAATTACGTTGTCATCAAGGGTAGGACCTGAGGTTTTACCTATTCTAATTACAACGTCAGTAATTCCAGGCACGTCACAAAGAGCGGCCACGACTTTAGGGTAAGTAATAACATCGTCACCAATTTGTAGACCATTGCCATAAGCAACTAGAGCCTCTTGAACTAAGTTAGCTCCATTTGCCGGGTACTCTGAATTAACGCTTAAATCTAATTCGATATATATATCGACTCCGACTGGTCGGCTGAAATTAACTGTTTGAGGAAAGCCCTCGTCATCTAAGAAGTTGCAAGTTACGTTGCCCTCTGTCTTTATGCCCGCTGGCTTTGCGTCCCATATTTCGGCGCATATTTCGTCAATGTCGCCACCTCTAACTATCATTTCAAATGACTTGGCCTCGCGCCCGTCGAGGTCTGTTAACAGAGTGTTATTTTCAAAACCAATCACTTGTAAAACGCCGCTTAATGTTAACAATCTTGCTCTGATTGAACCAAGAGTGCCGGCTCCAGCGGCGGCTAACGTGGCATTTCGACGTATCTTAAACTCGGCATCCGTCTCGCGGTCCTGGCCTAAAATAACGTCCTCAGGGTTTGTCACCGCGTCCCAGCCACTAACAGGAGTGTCGATAGTAGCTAGGGTTCCCGCAGGTGCATTGATGGGGCCTGTAGACAACGCCAATGCGTCAACTTCGACCTGATTAGGCACGCCCTCAATTGTAGTCGATGAGTCCAGCACTAAAGGAGTAGCGCCGGTTACGAGACTCGTCGATGCAACCGCTATGAGGGGCTGAGATTTTAAGCCGTCAGCGCCAGAAAAGTCGACAACAAACCCTGTTGACGTGTCGCCTGTCACCACAACAGCCGACAAAGTGGGAAGACCATTCAAAGCGGCTTGAACGGCACTTGCACTAGAATTAAAAGCTAAGGTTGTTGTTTCATTCCCGTCATGGCTTAACGAATAAGCACCGGCATCGGGCACGGTTGAAAAATCTAATCTTTGCTGAGCATTTTGCCCAGCTGCTATTGTTGCACTGGCTATAGTTTGAAATTGTATATCAGTATTTCCAGCAACTGAAACCTGAGAGCCAATCGGCACAACAGTGCCCGGCGTGCCGCTTAATACTAGGGTTGCCCTCGAACTTGTGGCCTCGCGCCTGAGTAAATCACTTAGGCTTGCTAGAAAATCAAGTGATAGGCCCTGAGCTGTACTCGGATAAGCTGAATTATAGTTATCCTGTAATACTTGCCATATTAAAGCCTCACGCTCTGAGAAAATACCAATCATTTGACCGAAAGGACTGTTTGGCGTGAGATTTACGTCTTGTCCAAAAGTGTCTTTAAATGCCGCCTCAATTTCTAGCTTGATATCAGCTAGTCTTTTTATATTAAAGCCCTCTGTAGTTAATCCAAACATTATAGTACCTCGTTAAATTGTATGATGCCGTCTTGTGCTCTTGCCGAAAAATTTACGGTCAACTCTCGCTCAGCGCTTAACTCAGCACTAAAACTTAAAAGCTCAATAACTCCAGCGGTGTTTAAAATTATGTTTTTTAAAATTGTGTCAATTCTAGATGGGTCTGGCAACTTAACGAAAATTTCCTCTGAATAAGGTACCCCACGAGTTACGTCCAAAAACCATTCGCCAAACCACTCGCGCAAATTAAGCCTAAGCTGTTGGCGAACCTCTTTAAGGCCCGTAATAACTATTGGCGAGCCATTTTCTAGAACTAAATCATTGGTGTCAGGGTCTAATTGCCAGCTACTCATTGAATAACCCCCGGAGCGGCACCAGCTGACGAACCACCTGGAATAGTTACCGTAACTATTGCGCTACTTTTAATATGGTCAATTATGCCTTTACAGACCGCTTTCCAGTATGGAGTAATTCGAGCAACATCGGCGTCTGGGTTTTCAGCTTTTATATTTGCCGAAACCAAAGCAGCACAAGCCGTCTCATTCAAAGCAGCATTAACCTTTTGTGGTGGCGGTATGAAAATATAAATGAACAGGCCAACCAAACAGCCAATTAAAAACGGAGTTAAATATCGACCCTTTTTTGGCTTTTCATAATCTATAATATAATCCATGTTACCCCTTAAATGTTTCAAACTTAGTTTTCAGTAACTCCAGAACTATCTTGCTGGCCTCAATTTGAGCTACATAAGTGGGCTCTTTTAACAGAGGTCCCGCCGCCGTTAAGTTTTTCCCGGCCGCATCGTTCGTTAGCACCTTTATTAATTCCGTAAGTAAATCAACTAGTAACGACACCAACTCACTGCTATCGTTCTTAAATAAAAACTGGCCACCCTCTTTTATTTCAAATAAATTCGTGCCGTTTTCTACTGTATATGAGCCCTCGTCTCCAAGCGGAGCCTTAACTTCGCTGTTAGGATATATGCCTGGCACTGCAATGGCGTCCGACAAGTGGTGCATACGCTTATCGCCCGGCAATATCTCACCGCCTGATACTTGCCACTTATCAATAGAGCGCTCAGAGAAAATCAACAATACGGTGTCGCCTGGCTCAAGATCGAAATGCGTCTTAATGTTTTTATTGCCCTGAAACATCACGGGCACGTTTTGAATGACGGGTAAATTTATAACTCGACCGTCTTTGTATTTTCTTTTTAATGACGGCTGTACGCTCGCAAGCCTTTTGTTGCGATCATATTTCGTTATCTTGCCTGGCATAGCTGTATGAGTATCTTTTAAAATACCTTTAACAGTCTCTTGCATTACGGCGGCTAATGTCGGCGTTTCCGACCTGTCTAATTCAGGGTTCATTAATTAGCCTCACATTTACAAGTAAAAGAGCCCTGCTTATTGTCGCCAGTCATTGTAACTTTTCTAATAGTGAAAACACCGCTTAGAGAAAAGGACTCAATTTTAACCCTGCGACCAGGCCTCATTTTTGGGTTTAATAAACTCATAAACTCAACCGCTGCTTTTTTATCTTTGCCCACTTTTCTGGTGGGGGCTCCGATTAAACCAGTGTCGGGCGTAAGAAATATAGCCTCTTCATTCGTTGAGCCGTCTCTAGGTAAAACCTGTAACTCGCCGTCTTGTATAGACCATTCAGCACCCATTTTCTCAGTAATCTCGTCCATTGTATCTTTTGCTTTTCCAGACACTGATAGGCCGTTATTAAAAACTTGATCTATGACACCTTTAATTGTGCCCTTTACTACGCCCAAAGTATTCTTAACTTCGTCAACAATTTGAGCTGTCGAAATTCCCGGCGGGTAAGACTTATCAAGAGTTGCATTAGTTAATGCGTCCTCGCCGTCTCCAGTTTCAAATGTAGTTATGCGATCAACGCCTTGCTTTACGGTTGTAACATTCTTAATGTCACCCTTGGCGACTATACCTATTAGCTTTTCCTCAAAGACGTTGCCTTGAATGGGCGCTCTCGTCCCATTGTAACCAGCCTCTAAAATAGCCTCTTGATTTTCCTCTTCGATCAGGCCAATAGAGTTGTCATTCAAATTGTATATAGAAATTTTAGCAGTGTTAGAATTGCTATCACTGGTCTTTACAATTTGAAATGTTATTCGCAAGTTTTCAAATAAAGTGCCCTCACGTCCGGGACGACCTATTGTTAAACCGCAATATCTGTCGAATAAAACACCCATTAAGCATTGGCCTCGTTATAAAATAAGTTAACCTCGCGCCCGAGTGTCTCGCGTATGGCATTTTCAAAATCAATTGTTTCGTGAGCCAAGACAAAATCACCCGGCGGGAATGTCTCAGGCTTTTGTATTGGCAATAAATCAACCTCTGACAACAAAGGTATTCCGTAAATTAGAGCCTCGTCCTCGTCATTGGAAACGTCCATAAACCACGTGTTCATACGCTCATTAAATTTAATAGTAAGCTTATAAACAACTTCATCTAAATCTATTCTAAAATTATAAGCCGGTAAGTCGTTACGTACTGGCAATAAAACCAAAGCCACTAGTTACCCCCTAATATTCCGAAGCCCTTGCCGATCTTAAATAGAGCACTTGAACCGCGCTCCTCTTGACCCTCAGTAGGCTCCTTTGTTTTTTGTTTACCCGAATTTTGCTCACTCGCAGCACTTGCCACGTTTTTCGTTTTTACCTCAGGCACCAAAACAGTCTCGCTTGAAACTATCTTAATCGAGCGAAAAGAAATGTTTAACTTTAGCGAGTCGCCCAGCTCAACATTTCTAGGAATACTTACGTTGTCTATAATCATGCTTTCATAACGACGAATGTCAGTTGTTAAAAACATCAATATAGACTCGTCCATATATCGCTCTAATTGAGTGAGGTTGTTAATCATTCTATTAGATTTTTCTTTTAAAATTTGATTGGAAATATAACCTTTCCCCTCAGCAACAGCTAAGCCACCGAGCCCACCTAGTGATTGCCTTATTTTAGAAAAGGCCGCGCCCTGAGCAACGCCCGTAAGTGACGGCAAGGTGCTCAAGGGAATTTCAGATATTTCAACCTCAAGATTAACCCGGTCAGGCTGTTTATTTGTATGGTCTGATATTTTAGAGCCGTCCTCAACTTCATTGTCTGAAACGGTGATAGTTCTGTTGTGAACTTCACTCAATGAGGCGTCGACCTCGATAAAATCACGAGTATCATTCAGGTTGCCAAACTGTACTTTTTCTCTAACTTTGAAAGCATCACTTAAAAGCATCTAATTTACTCCGCTATTGGAGTCGAAACCTGTCGACTCGTTTCCCTTAATACTGTAGCCATTGCGTCCTTAACTCCGAGTTGTGTCGCAGTTGCAGCTTGCTCCGCTGATAACTGAGGCGGCACCTCAACTTTAAGATTATTAACAATGTTGCTCTTGCTGGAGTTTTGAACATTGCCCGGCTTTCCAGAGCCACCCAGGCCAATTGCGCCACCTAGTGAAATGTCCTCACCTTTAGCAAGTGCAATTTGTGGTGCAAAGGCATCAGCAAGACCGCCCTTTAAAGCGCTGAAAACGCCCTTTATTCCTTTTCCATTCTTAATAGCCCCAACTACTTTGCCCATAGTTCTTAAGTTAGCTATGACCGCCCTAATTGGTGTCAGTATTATTGCTATAGCTATTTTCGCAACGGTCCCGAATTTATTAAACTTTTCCTCTAGTATTTTGAACATGTCCTTAAATTTTTGAACGATTATGCCAGTTACTGAGTCTTTGCCCTCGAAAAATGCAATTATGTCCTCGATTATTAAACCAAGGGCAACTAATGCGGCACCAATTAATATTGGAATAAGCATTGCTTTCACATTTGCAAGAGCGGCCGCCATTCCCATTTTACGAATAACACCTATGAGCTGTACAAAGCCCATTGCCATTTTACCAATTAGCATTAATGTTTGAGCCCCAACCAATCCAATCAGGGCAAGAGTTACGAGTCTAATGACCCGCTCGAACCCGCCAAACAGGGTGACTATTCCCCCGACAATTTGAAATATAGTTTTGAATACAGCAATGGCATTTTTAACAAACCTAATTAGTTGTTTCATAAAGGCCAATAATTTAACCTTTAAAAACTCTTTGTTTGTTTTCATCCAATCTCTAAATTGGTCGACCATTTCCTCAATGACAGGCAATAAGTCTTTTCCGATTAGTATTTTAATACCACGAAATACAGCCATTAATCTTGTTATGGCATCGTTAAATGCCTCGGCGTTTTTCGTGTCCTCTTCGCCCATTACAAAGCCAAGCTCTCTGGCCTCGGCTGTAAGCTTATTAATTCCGCTTGAGCCCTCGTTTAATAAAGGAATAAGCTTTGCGCCGGTACGACCGAAAAGCTCCATTGCTAAGCCGGTCTTTTTAAAGCCGTCAGGCATCTTAGAAATACGGTCAGCAACTGCTTTTAATATTGTTTCGGTGTCAGCATTTTTATCATTCAAGACAGAGTTAGCAACGCCCAACTCTCTGAATGAACGGGCATAAGTTTCAGTACCTCTTTGAGCCTCTAGAATATTTCTAGAAAACTTTTGTAGTGAGGTATTCATTGCTTGCTGTTCAACCCCAGAAATTGACGCCGCAAATTGTAAGGCCTGTAAAGACTCGGCTGTTAATCCAACCGACTTGGCTGTTTTAGCTGCGTTGTCACCAATATTGGCTATATGTTTAGCTAAACCAAACATTGCGCCACCGGCGGCAATTGCAGCGCCACCCACTAGCGCAACCGTGGACTTAATGGAGCCTAAGTTTTTTTCAAGCCGTTCTAATGGCTTTTTATCAACCTTAAAGCCCCACTCTGTAATCAACTGTCTTACTTTCATTTAGACTAATCCTTGTCTTGGTGAGCTTGCATTTCGCCCTCTATGTCCAAAGCCTCATTTGCGTCGGCTATGTCTGAGAGCGTCCAGTGCTCTTCAATTTCTGTTTTTGTAGCAATCTTGCTCGTTATAACTCTCCATATATCCCAGTTTATATTCATAAAACCAGGGTCAAAGCTTTTTACTTTTTTACCGCGCTTAGCACGCCTTGGAGTCCGGGCAAAAAATCAGCGAAGTTTACCCCCAGGCCCCATTTTAAAACTTTCATCATGTGAAATAAACCCTTTTCGCCGAACTTAGTTTCAACAGCTAAAGGAGTTGATAGCTTTTTGCCGTCGCAGAAAAAACCCTCATTGGCAAAAATATCAATTACTAATTTCTCTAAATCGTCCTCTTCAATATTCATTAAAAGAGGCTCAATTGCATCGGCAATAACGGGAAACATTTCGTCCACGTCTTTGTCTAAAAAGCTTTCGTTTTTTTCGTCGCTCTCTGTTTTGATTGCAACTAAAGCTCTTAATAAAGGCATTGCCCCCATTTTTGTAAGGCGAGTTAAGACTCTTGAGCTTTTAAAAGGTGACAGTCTGATTAGACCATATTCAACTTCGTCAATAATAATTTTGTTAGTAATCATGCAAGTATCTCCCGAATACGTAAATTAAAGGGGCTGGTTAGGCCCCCGTTTTATTGGCTTTAACTTATGAGTTGCCGCCTAAGTTCATAAATAAGTTTGCGCTGTCAATAGTCCACTCAGTATCACCCGACTCAGCTCCGTAAGATGCCGGTGACTGGTTCATAACCCAGCTAGACTCAGCTTTGTGCAAGTCGTTTCCGTTATTGTCTTTAACAAGTAAAGGGTATATTCCGCCCTCGCCGTTAACAATCTCGTTTAAAGCGTCTTGCATAACCTGATTGGCTAAAGCAGTTCTTTGGAATTTTAAAACCACTTTGCCACCACGGTTGGCCGAAATATTTAATGTTGTATGGCCTTTCATGCCAGTTTTTTTTGTAACTCTGTCAGTATCAGGCTCGACACTAATTGAGTCGTCGCCCTCAGCAAAGCCAGTTAAAATTGTCCCGCCGAAAATTACTGTAACCTCGGTCGGGTCGTATGTCTTAGTATCTAAATCTCTTTGTCCCATATTTATAGTCTCCTTAAAAAGTTAAATTAAACGCTTACGTTGCCCTCGATACAAACCTTGTGAGCCGCGCCCGCAAAAGTACCAGTGAAAGCTAGGCCAGTTACACAACGCTCAGCTCTGTCGTTAAATGGAATGTCGCGAACGTCTGGGCGAGTTACAGACGGTGCCGGGTTAGCGGCAAGTATTCCGTTTGCAACAGCTCTTTGAAGTACAGCGTCCATTTCAGCAACGATTAAATCAAGACCAGCATTTGTGTAAGGAATTTTCTTACTGTTTGCTAGTGTACCGAAAATAGCCTCTTGCATACGCGCTTGGATCCAATCAGCACCGATAACGATGTCGATAAAATCACCGCCAGCCCTTTACTGAAATACGATTGTTGCTTGATAACATTAATTGGCCACCAACATCGTTTGGACTTGCGCCAGCCGTACCACCAATAGACTCAACATCTAGGTCAAATACAGTAGCCTCGCCACCCGGTGATTGTGGGCCGTCAACATAAGTAACCTCTAAGCAATCAGCGTCTTGAGTTACGCTCTCAACTAATGGGTCAGCAACAGCCTCGATAGCAGCTTTTAATTTAGTCATAATTCCCGTCGGAGTATCAGCGGCTAAGATACTTACGCCGTTACCTGTACCGGTCCCGCCTGGGTCTGTCTGAGTATTTTCGCCGTCAGTTAATGCAAGCCAAAAATAGTTAGCAGCGCCAGCTAGTTCAAACTTTGCACCCGGTCCGTCGATATCAAAATCGGCGTCACTTGGAATAGTTAATTTCTCAACGCGGTTTCCAGTCTCAATAGGACTAAAAGACTCATCGTCAGACGATCTTACGCCGGCAATACGACACTGAGTTGAAATGTAAGCACCTAAAGCAAGCTGACTTGCAACGTCTTTTCTAATCATTGTTACAGCATACCAGTCACCGTTTTCGTCAGTGATTGCACCTAGTGCCTCGGCTACAGTTTCAGAGCCCTCGATAAAACCAATAATTAACTGCTCTGCTTTTATGTTTGCAGCGAAATAAGCATTAGCAGCTTTATAAACCTCAGACGTAGACGGGTAAACGTCAGCAACCTCAGCAAATGAGCCATAAACTCCAGTTCTAGCAACGCCTAACGCCGCCGGTTTTTCACTTTCCTCAGCCAAGATTAAACCAACGCCGAAACCCTTTTGGGAAACGCCTCTTGATTGTCTGGAAATATTTACTTTTACAATCCTTTGTAAATCACTCATTTTGTAACTCTCCTATGTTGTCTTTAAATTATTTTAATGTCCTTAGTTATTGGTGCCGGGTCGTCATCGGCCCGATTTAATTCTAATGTACCCTCGAGCTTTTTAATATCGAGGCCCGTACCACAAACACCCTTATCTATGGTTACTTGTGCGTAAGATAAACGCAAGTCCATTTGCGCCCGTTGCTCGTAAGTTGTGCCGATAACCTCTGTAATATCTAGAATAGAGTCCACGCTTTTTATGCTGGCACAAAGCTCAGCATTGGTAAAAGCGATATAACAAAACTCCTTAAAGCTCTTGCCCCTAAATTTTCTCTTGGCATCGAACATCGCCGAAAGTGCGTCGGGCCCATAAGTTTGTAGGCTAATAACTATTTCATAGCGATCAACCTGTCTTATATTCCCGTCATCTTGATGTATGTATTCAGCCTCACCCTCTTGCTGGTATGGCGTCATTTTGAACGCCGCATAAGTTAGCTCTGGCCTTTGTGAGTTTTGGTCCATTCTAATAACGCAAGTTACAAGGTCGTCAAAAGCGTTGTCGAGGCATGAATGAACAGCCTCGCGTAATTTATTCCAATCACTAGAAACGGCCACCACGCCCCCTTTGCTCGCCCTTATTCATGCGTGCGGCTATTGTCTTATAGTGGCGATTGTTTAGGTTTTGCTCGTATCTTTGAGTTTCAATAACCTCATACACGCGCCCGCGATACTCAACAATATCGGCCTCAGTGCCGTCAGCCTCGGTTGTTAATGGCTCTTTAGAATATATTTTAATAGCCTCAATAATGCGTCGACCGCTCGGGTCTTGCTGTAGTCTGGCCGCTGACATTGGCTGTACACTGGCACTAATTTCAATATACTCAGGAGTGCCCTCTTGGTATTCGCCATGTACAAATTCGCCCGTAGACGTTCTAGTTATTTTTACCTTTTCAGACCATTTAATCATTTTCTGCCCTTACCTTTTTTAACAACTTCATAACGAATTGATGACCTAAGTTGTCCGGTGTCGATTAATGGGTTTGATGAGCCTTTTCTTTTTATAGTGGCCTCTTTTAGGGCTGGCTCTTTTATCGAAGTTATTTTTTGTTGCACAAGACTTTGAAACATTAACCCAACCTTACTTAAAGTTTTCATAACTGTTGATCGACCCTTAATTATGTCGTCAATGCCCCGGTCTAAGTGACCAGTAATTCGCTTGCGTTCTTTGTCGGCTGTTGATCTTAAGTAAGACCTCTCGGGAATGTTTTTAGTCGGCGAACCAAACTCATGCGTTGAGGCAATTACAAGCATAGACGCCGTTTCGCCGCTATCGCTCTCATGCTCTTCGTCTTTTAAAATTCCGACCTTTACATAGGGCTCTTTTTCCATTTCGCGAACCTCTCGCAAGATTGCTTTATAGCCCATGTCAATGTCTTTTGTCTTATTCGCCATAAACACAATGGTACATTACCTATGTTAAGTCGTCTAATCTAAAACCCTAATCGCCGTGGCTATCGTCGACCTTAATTGCATGTACTTTAGTCCGTATTGAGTTTGTGAAAAGTAAGCGTCGCCGTGATCGGGCGTAAGAGTTGAGTAATTTTGTTGTAAGTCGCCAACCTTGTCACTTGATACAATACCGCCCTGACCTAATGAATTTCCGTCCATTCTTAGGTGTAAAGCATGAGCCGTCATTAGCTTAATCGCCAGCTCATACTTTTTGCCCGTAAAAACACAATCATTTATATTACAGCCAGCAAAATCAAGCTCATTGTTGATAACTGGCTCTTCAAAACAGTTAAACTCAGGGTAAGCCTCTAAAAATTTACTAGCTGTAATTTCCATAAATTAATCGTCCTTTTTTGTTTTTTTCTTTTTAGCCTTAACAACAGTTTCCTCAAGCTTTTGAAGTTGCTCTTCAATAGCATCTAAAACTGTAACTCTAGACTCTTTTGTTTGCCAGTCTTTAAGAATATTTCACTCCTGTTTTGGTTGATACGTAAAAAGGCAAGCTCTGATTAAGAACTTGCCCCATTAGAAATTGCTGATTATAGGGCACTAACTTACGGGTTAATGTCCATGTAAGCGGCACTTAACGGATAGTAAAAAGTTACACCACCGAAACGCTCGTGACAATGTACAACCCATTCCATAGCTTCGCGAGTCGGAGCAAACTGCTCAAAATCAACTGGAATACGTAACTCTAAAGCGTCCGGGTCACGTCTGTAAGCCATAACTCTAGACTTGCTTGTAGCTCCAGCCGTAGCTAGTTGAGCAACTGGCTCAGCGCCTTTTACATAAGCATTAGAGTCCATGAAAAACTTAAGAACTGTTGTGTTCGTGTCCGTAATTCTTTTAGACGCAATAATAGCATAAAGCTGAGTGTCTAAAAGTAAAGTGTCGGCAACTTCAACATCGTTAGTAAGTATTGGTACACTGTTAACTAGTTTATTTAGGTCGTCCAAAATTTGATCGCCAGTGAAACCAGCCCAGTCGCCCGGAGTGTCCTGTACAACTAAAGGAATGTTTGGATGGTTAAATAAACCAACTAGACCAGCTTTATCGTCACCGAAAAGGGCAAGGTTGTTTTCTTTTTGCATCATTCCACGCTTTGCAGCGTTAGCTTTTTTAGGAATTAAACCAGAACCAGCCATTTCAGCCGATCTTTTATCTTGGATTGAATAACCATAGCTATCACCAAGTGAACGAACTGGAG